TCTTCTTCGTGCTTAGCTTCTGCTACTACTTCCTCTTCCTCGTCTTCGTCGCCAGTTTCTTCTAAGAGCTCTTCGTCTTCTTCATAATCTTCTTTAACACCAGCAGGAGCAGGCATTGCAGGCTTAGCACCTTTGGTTACAACATCCTTAACTTGCTTAAGAGTGCCACCAGGAGTTTTCAACTTTGCTGAATCGTCATCTGGACGATAGTTTTCTGGGGTAGGACCGCCCAGATCTTCCCATCCACCAGTTTGACCTGGAGTTGAACCTGAAAGACTTGGCATCGCATCTGCTGCTTTTGCATTAGCATTAACAGCAGTTTTGGATTGCTTAGTGCCTACTTCCATTTCTTGTAATTGTTTACCACGAGACATTTGAACTCTCCGATTTTCCTGTATGAAATCTATATTTATTTATAAATTAAGAAATTACAATGAGTTTAAGAACTCATTGAACAGTGATAACTTGTATTCCTCAAGAATACCTTGATCAACTAGAGTATTTATACTACGTCTAGCGTTCTCTGCTGCCTTTTCCTTTAAAATCCCACCATCCCAAATCCATTCCTTACCTTCCATAATTCCCTGAACAAAAGCATCAGGAGCAGAAGGATCTGCAACGATATCAGCAGCAGTAGCGAGCATAAAATCCTCACCAACTTCAGAGTATCCTTCGTTATTTTGTTTTACTGAACCAATACCACGAGAGGAAACGCCAAGAGTAACTCCTTCTTTTAGAAGTGACTCTGCAATCTTACCCATTGGAGTAGAAAGGATCTGTGCCTTACCAATAAAGTTGTTACCCTCTCTTTGAAGAGAAACAATTTTATGAGAAACACGATCTAGGTTTACGGTTGGACCATCTGGGTGTCCGAGTTCTCCAAGAGCACGACCTTTATTTACATATTGCTCAGTATAACGTCTCACTTCTCTTTCCATAACAGGCATACGATACATTCTGCCGTTACGGTTTACAACTTCAGTTTGAAGAAAAGGTCCTTGAATGTAAAGAGTTTTCTTGCCGTTTACAGTTTCTGTAAGAACTTGTACTGATTCGATTTCTTCGGTAATGAGTTTCATTAGACTGCGCTTGCGATTTGAATTTCTGTAATATGAGTAATTCCACCAGAAGCATCATCTTTGATAGCAACTTTAACTGCTCTTCTAACTTCAGCAGAGTTGGTAACAGTAACTATGCCTGCAATCGATGCAGTATTCCAATTCAAGGTTATTCTTGTTGAATAGTATCCCCCAACATTTGAAGAAGAATTTACTGATGCAACCTGAGCGTAAGTAGTATTGATGCCTGTTGGTTGTATTCCTGTGAGTGCTATATAATCACCTTCACCAACTGGAGTTGATTGTCCCTCTGGAAAATCAATGATTGTTGTTGTTCCTGTTGTTACTCCAACAACTCTCTGTGATGCAACATATTCTTTGATTACAACTGCCTGACCGCCAGGGACCCAAAGTGAAGTTGAAGTATTGATTCCTGGATTAGTTCCAACTTCAATATATGCATCCGCTTCAGGGAGAATTCTCAAATATCCAGATTGCAAAGAAATTGGACTACTTGTGGCAGCCACTCCAGTTGCTGTCGTTACCGAAGCAACTTTTTGAACTATTTTAAAGGCAGACATATTTATTCAAAGTTTATATAATTTTATTTATGATTAAGCAAGTTCAAACCATTGAATATTTCCGCCAAAATCAACATTATTTTGAAGTCCTTGCCCAACTAAAGTGTAGATTTCTGATGTATATGTAGAAACACCTGCCAGATTTCTACCTAAGAAAAGTTCAAAAGTTTCTCCATCACCAAAAGCAACAGCTCCACCTCCAGCAAGAAAAGCATCTCCAACCACAGTTCCACCACTATATGTTGCTGTATTGTTATATTGAACTCTAGTTGTTTGATTGGTCCAAGAATTACCAGTTAAAGTTGCATTTTTTAAAATTCTAATATGAGCAGTTTTTGTATTATCAGATGTTGCTCCAGTTATTCCTGCAATTTTAATAACAGAATTTTCATATCCAGGAGAAAGTCTAATTGAAGTAATATACTTGTACGCTTGTCCTGGGTTAGTTAATGTAACTGTAGAAGCTCCAATACCTGCGGAATATCTCTCTGAAAATGGTGTGTATCCACCCTCCGAAACAACCGTGGAACAAATTTGTTTAAATGTAGAAATACCAGACACATTTCCAACTGCTTCTATTTCTTGTCTAAGTGGTAAACAAGAAGTTCGCATATAAGTTGTTGTATTTTGATTTATATTTCTAAAAGTATGTGCCGTTACTAACTTGTGATTATGAACAAATCCAACACGAACATCGCCAACACCCAACCATTCAATATCCATCCAAAGTAAATTGGCTTTATCTACACTTAAATTTAATGCAGATGATCCAGACCCATTTAATTTATCTCCATTCCAAGAACTTTGTATCACTCTAGTTTCTGTCGTAACTCCAGCAACAGAACTTCTTAAAACTAGATAATTATCTGAACCGTCATTTTCCAAATAAACACCAGCATCTGTGCTGAACAAACCAACTCTCTGACGGAGATTTGTTTTTGGGGTATTCATTGCAAATGAATTCAAAACCAAAAACGATTTCCCTGGTTGATATGCAAAAACTCTTTTTGTTTCCGTATATGCAAGAGTGCCTGATGTAGTTCCTATACCAATTTTAACTACACTTTCTGATTGAGAATATGAATATGTTGCTCCTGCTCCAACAAGAGCAAAACTCCACTTGTCATTTTGAGTATTAACGTGAGAACTATCAAATAAAGTAAATGGTTCTGATGTTCTTAAGCGGCCAAAAGCATCTATTGCTGTTCCACCACCAATTCCATCAGATACATTTCCACTACTATCGGCAATCATTACAGCAAGATAACGATTACTATTAGTTGGATGTATGGCTCCAGCAGCTACATCATAATTAGCAGCATTGATTGCCATTGATTTTTACTCCTCTCCTGATGGTTCCCCAAAAACTGTTGCCGCTACTTCTGGACGAACAGTATCAATTTTTTCTGCAGATTTTGCAAAAAGAAGTTCTTTAATCTTGTCGCTGATTTGAGAAGGTGATTCGTCAGATGCAATCATATCTAAAAGATCATCCATTTTAAATACCTATAGTGAATCGTTTTTATTTATATCTCGCCACCCTTGGGCATTTCTACTGCTCTACCATCAGCTTCAGTAGCAGCACCTTGGGCGTCGAGGTTGGGTTCCATAACTGGTTGACCCAAATCCATACCCCCTGGTTGTTGACCTGGTTCTAATGGCATACCAGTTGCTGGATCCATTGCCATTGCACTTGGATCAGGAATAACGCCATTTTTGATTTCTTTTTCAATTAACTTATCCTGCTCCAAAATCTCTTCATCAGTTTGACGGAGAATTTTTCTTCTTAAGTAATCCTGAGAGAAATACTTGCCAACATAAGGTTCTGCAACTTGAACCATATTTAATCTTTCGTTTAATAGTTCTGCATCCTTAAGTTCTGCAAAGTGATTATCATATAGGAAGTCATATTGAATATGTTCATCCATTTGCTCCCAATCTTCTGGAGTAATAATATTCTTAAGGATAAGTTGAGTCTTCAACATATCATTGAACATATAAGAAAATCTTTTTCTTAAACGTGCAACAAACTTACTAAATTTAACTTCGTCACGAAGAATTTCTGATGAACGACCAAGATTGAATCCACCTTCTCCATCCATTCTTGATGGAGGAACATTCAATGAACGATACAGTTTTTTCTTGAAATATTCAATATCGGTGATTTCTCCAAGATTTTGACCACCAGGAAGTGTGGAGATTTCAGTTCCTCTACCACCTTCACGACGAGGAAGCCAAAAATCCTCAAGCATCGCCATAAACTTTTTATCGTCACGGATTTCTCCTGTGTTTGCATCATAGACCATTTTATTTCTATAACGCATCATCACATCACGAAGATATTGTTCTGCTTTTACTTTAGGAAGATTGCCAACATCAATGTAGAAAATTCTTCTTTCTGGAGCACGAGACAATCTGTAAATTACAAGACTATCTTCAATCATCCTTAGTTGATTGAGTGATTTGATTGATTTGTGAAGATATGAAAGAGTTGATCCTTTATTTCTATCAACTAGTCCAGACGTGCAATATGTAATTGAATCTCTTGAAAACTTGATTCCACCCGTACCACCAAGAGATGATGGATTGGTGGTTGGATAGGTCATCTTTGGATTATAGATGAAGTATTCCTCGATTTCTGGGAATTCATAATCCATTGGATCGTCAACATTAATATTTGCAAGTCTATAAATTTTCTTATCTCTTTCAGCTTTTTTCTGTTGACGAACATAACGCATTTTCATTGCGTCAATATATCTCAGTTCTTGAATTCCTTCGTGTGGATTTTTTAAATCAATGACTTTGTGATAGTAAAGTCTTCCATCAACATACCAATTTCTATAAATTTCGTGTGACTTTCTATCAAAATCCAATAACTCTAAAATATACTTAAACTCTTCTCTAATTTTTTTCTTAATACCATCACTTGCATTGAGATTAGATAGTTCAATTGAAACTGGACTATCATTTGTATCGCTTACAATTGCTTCGTTTACAATATCTTCAATGGCACTATCACATTCTGGGTGAAGTGCCAT